ATACTCATACAGGACGAGTTTTATGCGATGGGCCACAGCGCCGCCTGTGCCTGTCCGGCGAGAATCAGCGCCTCGGTAAGTTCCGCCACCGTTACCGGCGCGCTGATGTTGTTCGCCAGCGTCCAGTTGATCGTCGGCGCGCCGGCTGCCTGCATTCCGATGATGGCGCGCGCCATGCGGGTCTGGCTGGTTTCGTCGCCGTCGAAGACTTTGTCGCCGACCGTGACGGTGATCGCGGACACTGCGGAAGCTCTGGCAACTTTGGCGGCGGCACGGGCTTGTTCTACCACCTGTTCAGGCGCCGGAGGATGCGGTACGTTGCCAAGCTCTCGCCATGCAAGATACTCAGGATCAGACTCTGGATTCACAAACGCCCCATCCGACAAGCGTTTCGGCCAGCCTGTTGTAAATTGATAGACCATGTTGATCTCCTAAAGCCGGGCGTAGGCCGCCCAGTGAACAGCAAGCGCGTACCCCGCGAGAGTCGAGGCATTTCCTGCACACTGGATCGGTACGCACTTCGTAGTCGCCGCACCCCCCGTCATAACCTGAGTGCTGCTGCACGACGCCGTTGCAATCAAGTCGTAGACCTCGCCGCTCGCAGCGGCAGGGCTGTAGAACGTCATCGCAGTCGGCGCAACCCGCTTTTCAACCTTGAATTCGATTTGCCCGTATTGACTGGTAGTCCCGGCGCGACCTGCCAAGTACATCCACGGCCCCGTGTTGACCCCTGCGTTCTGCGCCGGGGCCGTGCCATACGGGAATGACGTTTCAAATTTCCGCTTGCACGCAGCCAGTTCGTCAGGGAATGCAGCGACCATCGCATCCGCTGCGGTCGCGCCCTTCGTCAGCGTGACGTACCCGCCAATGCGCAGGATGTCGGTCGTCTGCGTACTGGTAGTGTCATCCGCCCAGATCATGACGGCAAGGTTTGTTGCGCTGGCACCGATAGAAACATTCTCGACGGTGTAATCCGCCCAAGATGTAGTGACCGAAATCGCAGCTGGTGTGTTGACAAATGCCCATCCGGCGGCCAGCGTCGGATTTGTACCTTCCGCTCCCCAGGCACTGATCGGGTCGGCGGAAATCGCATCTGCTGTTCCCGTCCACTCCATGACGCCAATGCGAATCTTCCCGGTCCCATCCGTCAAGCCAGCCGTGGCCTTGAGCGGCACACGCAGCGAACAGACCCCACCACGCAAATCAAGCATGTCCTTGTTCTCGACGGGGTGCCAAATGCCGAACTTGTTGTTATTGCCAGACCCCACGATGAGTTTCGCCGCGAAGCCCGCACCTGTTGGGACGTCGGCGGTGTCCTGAACAAATGTCGCCGCATTTGCCGCGCCAAGCAGGAGGCGCCATTCATCTATTGGATAACTGTTGTCAGTTGTGGTTGGAGTAACAACTTGGTTTACCGCGAAGCTGCCGTTGGTGATGTAGTTTTTAGAAGCTGCCGCCGAACTGGCCGCCACCACCACAGCCGTCCCGTTCGCCTTCCATATCGCCAGCCGTACCACCCCGGCCGGTTCCCCGATGGCAAGGATCAAATCACCCGCCGCGCAGGTATAGGACGCGCTACCCGGACAGATCAGACTGGCACCGTGCGTGATCGGCCAGGCGGCATTGGCGCGCAGGATTCGGGTTGCTCCATCGGCTAGAGTGATGGCAGTTGTTGCAGTGGTGCCGGTGACGTTGAGGGAGTGCGTTGTCGTCGCATCAAGGTTCAGTGTGGTGGCGGATGCGATGTCGGCGCGGGGGGCTTCGAGTTCGAGAGTGATGCGTACCGCAGCAGCGGTAGTGTCATCAAGAACGGTTTTTGCAAATGTCGACACCCCGAGTGTAGTCAACTGATCGCTTGCTGTAGCGTCGTCCAAGATGGCCCTTCCTGCCGCAGTAATAGCTGACTCTGCCGCTGTATTCGCTGCGGTGGTGTAGATCATCTTGTCAGCAGCGGTTCCGAGCGTTGCGATAGACGTTAGAAACGCATCGTAGGCTTGAATAGAAGTCCCTACATCGGTCGAGTCGTACTTGGTAGCAACAGCAACAGCAACAGCATCAAGGTCGGCCTTTATCTCGGTTCCCTTAACCAATTTGGCTGGGTTCCCTGTGAGCAAAGCATCCTTTGCTGCGTAGTCCGTAATAACGATGTAATCACTCAAGATATTCTCCTATTGCAAGCGTCCATTTTTGGTATATAGATCAATTCTCTGGATGGATAAATTATACCCGCCCACTTGTGCTTCAACGCCGAACTGGAGAACCTTGCCGGCGCTTGATCCGTTAACTGTTAGGGTGTTGATTGCCACATTTCCGGCGTATTCAGCCAATCCGTACTCAGCAGTTCCATATTCAGCGGGAGTTGAAACCCCGGAAAGCACGGAAGTCTGTGAGAAGTAAGTTTGCATGAAGTCATACGCCCACTTGAACACAACTGTCTGATTTGAAAGCCCAATAAGCGTCAGGATAACCTTCTTGAGAATAGAAGTCTGAATAGGGTTTCCGAAGTCAATCCACGTTGTGAAGTAGGACATACGGTAGTTTGCCCCGTTGTCATAATATCCTTCATGGCTTCCTAGATACCCTGCTTTCCCAATGTAGAGAATCTTGTCCCGTGTTTCACAGAAGGCTTTTGGGTCAATATTTGTCCATGTGGTGATTCTTGCCGATCCGTCTTGAAGTGGGGATCGTAGGTCAAAACAGTAGGTCACAGCAGAGCTAGGGAAGGTAATCAAGTAGAACGAATTACTCGGAGAATAAACAGCTTTGACGTTCTCCAATGTCTCCAGTGCAGCGTATCCTTGAATGTCGGAATGGACGTTCTTGCTGAAATTCCGCATTGGGGCGGACTTCTCTTGAATCGTCCTTTGGACAGACCGAACCCCATCCCCCGACAGGAAGATGACATCCTCTCCCGTGGGCTGAATTGAGTCCCTTGCAATACACCCGATGTTCTCAAGAGAATCTTCAAGGGACATGCTTGATGGAGTATCTGCATCCTTGTAGATGAGGGTCTGTCTCTTTCCGAAGATGAACAATCGATTGTTATGAGCGGCCAAACCTACGATTTCATCTCCGCCAATCGGCCAGATGTTTCTAAGATTGAGAGTCCCTGAAGTCCCACCCGTCCAGATATGAGGGGTCAAGAGGTCAGAGAACGCTATAGTTCCTTTATCTGTAGACGTGTCAGCCGCCCAAACTCTGCCGTAAGCACTGATGGCTGTATTGCACTGATAGATTGTCCCAGCGGTCCCGGCCTTCTCGTTTAATCGTCGGAATGTAGTCGTTGAAACAGCGGGGTCATAGATCAGCGGGTCATATCCGCGCTGCCAGAACATCCCTACACCGCTCAACTGGCAGAATTGCCAATTGTTTGCACTTATCGTCGGAGCGACTCCGCCTCCGCCGTAGGTAAGCGTAACTAGAGTAGTCCCACTCAATTTGTAAAGGAATCCGCCTCCAGCACAAATGGTAGTGGCAGTTCCATCGTTTTCGATCAACTCACCGATACAGGTGATGTTCGATGAGGCAAGGTCGGTATTCGCGGTACTTGCAGTAGTCCATCCCTTCCGAGAAGCTACCCGACCAGACTTATCGATCACGCAATTGATGGCCTCAAGAGCGAAGTTGGTCGACAGGTCAACCGGACTGTCTGACGTATTCAGCCCGTAGAATCCAGGGGCGCTAATCGAGAAGGGGACGATCTGTTGGCTCATGTTGCATCGAAGGTATCAAACTCGGCAAACCGCTCTTTTTCAAGCGAGATATAGTCGGCTAGAACCGACTTAAACAGCCCATACGCCTCTGCTGAACTTAACCCCCCATCTTCGCCCCTCTCAACCAAAGCACGGGCCACAGCCCCCGCTACAACAGGCTCAGAGGGAACGGTGATAATGTCTGCGTCAGCCGTCAATGTGACTTGAGGAACAGTCATGTTGAACTTGAGCGAGTAGACTCCAGATGGCGTCGGAAATATCTCAACCTTTGAGTCTGTACCGTCCGCTCCATTCCATGCGTAGTACGCCGGAACGCTGGATGAGGTGTTGGAAAGTTGTTGTTGGTCAACAATCCACTGGATAGGGACGTTTCTCAGAGTTATCAGGTTTGTGGAGTCGTTGACGGTGATACTTCTTTGCCGGATACCTGATCCAGTTACGGTGTAGGTGGATTGCCCTGCGACGGTAGGAATGGTGATTGTCGTGGCGAGGCACGTCCAGTCCCACGCATCCTCCACTTGTCGCTTGGCATCGTTGACGAACTTTCCGATCAGGGTTGAGTAGGTCGAGGTCGTTACCGATGCTACCGAACTCTCACGAAGGCGAGCTAGTACGTCATTGGTTGCGGATAAAAAAGTCGTCATTAGTTTGCTCCTGCAACTACTGCTGAACTCAGGTATGGCTGAAGATTTCCGCTTGCCACTGCCTGCAATACGCGGTTTTGTTCAGCAGTTGATAGTTGATTCATCAAGGCGGAAGCATCCTTTCCGTTCCGCATTGCATTGTAAACCTTTGCCATGACCTTCTTGTTAAGCGATTCCTCTGCAACGTCGAGTACCTTGTTTGCCACAAGCGCAGGGCGTGATAACAGATTTGGAAGCCTGAATGTTGCAGCGTCTTTTCCTAGGATGTTCGCAAGATCGGTTCCGCCTGTACTTGCCAATTCCTTCAACTTTGTATCACGCTCAAGTTCAGCAGAAACCTCACGCATCGGCTTGAATTTTTCACCCATTGCCTTCGCAACATCGTATTCACCGGAGAATATCTTTTGAACCGCCTTCGGGTTGTTGCCTTTGACAAGTTCCATAAACCCATCAGGCGACTTCTGTAGCATCTTCAATGCTTCCCCACCAAGTTTCATGCGGTTAATCACGCCCATCCCATCAGCGTAAGTCTGCAAGTAGTTCCTCCATCCAGTCCCTCCAGCCGCTTCAATGGCATCGTCAATCAATGGGGACACTTTGCCGAGAATGGAAGCAGTCATCTTCGCTTGGGTCTTTTCGGTTGCAGAAGGGTTAAGCCTAGAAACTTCGCTTGCTACCGCATTCTTGCGGATTGAATACAGGGCTTGAGCGTCTATAACTCCGCCGTTAGCCGCCGTCCATTCTTCAATCTCTTTAGCGACGTTCGACATGACGTTCTGGATTGGTTTTGATCCAGCAAGTTTCGGGTCATTCAGGCTAGAAACAATCTTTCCAGTAATGCTGTCAGTATTCAGAGGAGTAAGCCCGTGCGCCTTCAGGCTATCCGCCCTGGCTTGAGCAAACCTTGAGGCCTCTCCAGCAAGAAGTGAATCAGCAGCAGACTTTCCTGCTACTTGTTCTGCTGTATCAGCCAACTCTCCCATATATGTCTTGCTAACTGGTGCGGCAGGCATTCCTCGCTTTGCAAGTATTTCCCGCCCAACAATAGGTGCGCGTTCAGATGCAGCAGTAAATCTCCTTACATCTTGCACCTTGTTAGCTGCTACATTTGCAAGAGTGTCCGCTTCCCCTTGTATCTTCGGGAGTAAAATTCCTGCCTGATTAGCCGCGCCTAGTTCAGCCTCACGCATCGGGTTAGTCAACCCCGTCAATGATGCCTTGGTATCTTGAATGGCTTGCCGAGCAGCAGTCTGCGTCGGGCCTCCAGCAAGTGCAGCAATCTTCGCCTCACGATCTGCGGCTTGTCTTGCCAGAAGATCGCTAGTGAATTGCGAATCCTGTTGAGCCGCCCGTTCTCCAAGTGCAGCGAATCTCGTACTACCAACTGGAGCCGCTGCTTGCGAGGCGGTAACATTTTGTCCAGCCGCCTGCAATGCTGCTTGAATCTTCGGAAGTTCTTCTCCAGCGACATCGCGTAAGACCTTACCTGCTTTTATTTCCGACAGCCGGCCCTTGAGCAAATCAATAGCCCATCCAAAACCCTTTGCTGCGGCGGTAAGCACTGGCGGAGCGACGGCAGAGATTGCGCCGCCGAGCATCCCACCGGAAACCGCGCTACCATCTTCTGATGCTGCGCCAAGGATTGATCCGGCAGCAGTTCCACCAATCACGTTCTGGAGCATCCCAGCAGCAGGCCGAATCGCTTTAGCGGCTTGCATTGCCTTCAACCCAACCACTTGAGCATACGGGTCTGCTATCTGTCCACCGATGTATCTGCCGGATGACTTGTCGATTGCTTCGGTAGGAAACAACGACTCGCTCAGTTTTTCTTTGCCAAACAAGCCACCAGCAAGGTCGATTCCACCGCGAAGTGTTCCAGTCAATCCAGCAAGCGTATCAGCCGCCCTTGCTAGATACGGATGTTCTCCGCGAGCAAGAGATACCGCCGATTTCCGCTTGAATGCTTCGCTTGGAGTAAAAGTCGGCGCTGACGGCACGGCAGGTTTTCCAAACTGAGTCTTTGCATACGCAAGCACCGCAGATTCGGATGCGTTGTCCGGTGCGGTGACTTCGTATGTTTGGCCGTCAGGAGCGGTTATCTCGTAGGTAGCCATAGTTACTTCTTCTTGATAGACCAACCTGATTGAGACTGAGTATCTTTCTTTCCTGACAAATATCGGCTCTCAATAGAGTCTAATGCCCTACGGTTTGCCTCAACATCAAGCGTTGGATCAGTTGCCGTTGCCAGCCAAAGTTTCAACTCAGCATTAGAATCTATCTGCTTTGCAGACATTCCAGTTGCCTTCATCAACGACGCCAGCAATGCAGGCCTTGACATTGCAACATCATTTCTTGCGCTTTGGTTTTCAGAGCCAACTATCTTTCCGGCCATCTGCCCAATTCCAGATGATGAGATAGATGACCCGATATTACTCATTGTTGATTTCTTCGTGCTAGTAATCCCGCCACCAGATTCAAGTCTGTCATAAGCACTTCTAAGTGTGGCAAGAGTAGTATCAAGTCCAGCAGCCCCAACCGCCTTTTGTTCCGCAGCAGCATTCGCTTTGGCATCAGCCGGTCCACCAGGGATAGGCTCAAGATTCCCTTCTGGCGTGTACCTGTATCCCATCGGGACTTTCCCACCAACGCCACCCTTGCTTTCCTGAATCGCCAATCCCATCCGGCGCAACTCAAGCAACTGCTGGCGATACATTTCCGTACTCTGCCCATTTTGACGGGCTATTTCAGCCTTGGACTCTATTTCCTTTTCGCGCAGGCGAATGTTCTCAAGAATCTGCATCTTCTTAAGCTCCCGCCCTTCAGTTTCAACGTCAGTTTGCTTGCGTTCAAGCAAATCTTGCTTGCGCTGTTCAATCAACGCCTTCTTCTCATCGGCTTCCATCTGTCTTGCTTTCAAAACAAGCATCATAGCAGTCCGTTGATCGCCAGCCTGTGCGAATTGCGATGCTTTTGCCTTGAGTCCTGCGGAGGTAGAAAGATCACCACCCATCCCCATGACTTGCTCGCGCATCTTGGCTTGCTCGATGGCGGGGTTTACATAGCCCATTGACTCAGCTACCGGGCCGGCCATCATTCCGCCTGCACGATACATGCTCCCTGTAGCTCTCTGGAATGGGTCTTGAGCGGCGTACTTGTCAGCCGATTGTCCAAGAGCAGCATTCTGCTGTTGCTGAATCTGCCATGGCTGAAGTCCGAAAAGACTATCTACGATATTTTCGGCCATGTTAGAGCCTCACGCCGGTAAATGGGTTGAATTGGTACTGTTGCTGCTGCTGTTGTTGACCGTAGTTCTGCATGGTATTCCCTGCTCCGGTCAGCATGGCTCCCCAAGGACTATAGGCATTCGCGGGTTGCATTGTCTGCGAGGCATTCAACATGCCTTGCCCGAGAAGCTGTCCAGATTGTGCGTTACTCGTTACCTTGCCAAGATTCACGCCCAAATCCATCGCATTCTGCCCAAGCCCTTCAAGGGTCTGTGCACCGCCCATAGCGGTTTTGTATGGGTCGTAAGAAGCGGTTTGAGTACCGTACATGCTCTTGAGAAGATCGCCGCCAGAACCGACCATTCCAGCCCCGAATTTGGCATAGTCCATCCCGCCTTGAGTGGCGTGTGCAGCCAATCCCAAGTCTTGCTGTCTCTGAGCGTTGTAGAGGGCTTCCAGTCGAGGATTCGCCCCCATCATTCCCGTAGAAGTCCCACCAGTGGAAAGCCCGTAGGTTCCACGGTTGAATTCCCCGGTAAGCATCTGGTTCGTATCGCGCTCACGGCCTGTAGCCAAAAGAGCCTGCTGTTCGGCCATGTACTTCTGGGCTTGCTGTTCAGGGGTTGTCGCAAGGTAGTTGTTACCAAGCGCCATCATTGTCTGTGCGGCTTGGCCCATTGGGGCGGTAGCGGCTTGTGATCCGGTGAACTGGTTAAGCATTCCGCCGGATGCGGCCATCAATTGATCTTGTTGGGCTTTTACATCAGGCGTCAGAGCGTACCCTGCTCCGATCACATTTCCTTGTGCGTCTTTGGTGAAGTCGGATTTCCCGAATCTGGTAGTTACTCCAACAGGGCGAAACTTTGCGGCGTCAGCGGCTATCTGAGCTGCTTGAATCTGTGCAGCAGCGGCTTTCGTAGCTGCGTCTTGCCCGGCGGTTCCTTGAAGATACCCACCAAGAGCGGTTAGTCCGCCACTCAACATTCCAGAGGATTGAAGGGCTTTGTATGCCTGTCCAGCGGTTCCAAGCGGGTCATTTGCCGCCTGTTGCATTAGGTTGTTGATCCATGAGTTTGCTGTAAGCCCTGAACCAGCTGATAAATTAAGTGGAACGCCACTCAATGATTGTTCAAGCCCTGGAATCTGAGACATCTGTCCGCTGTAGTTTGTGAAGTCTGGGAATATGCTAGAAAGGTCCAACATACTTCCTCCTGTACTTCCTGCTGCGGCTCCTGCTGGAGCTGACCATGCTGCCGGCGAATACATTTCTGCGAAACTACTAGCCAAGGATGGATTAATGCTTCCTACACCCCCTAACCCGGTAGCGCCACCTAGACCGTTAATTCCGTATCCCATTGAGCCAAGACCTCCAGCGCCCAACGCCATCATCCCAAGAAATTCTCCGAAATGTCCTGATGCGCTCCAGTTAGGGTCTCCGGCAAATTCGTTCCACGGAAGAATTTCGCGCATTTGCGAAATCGGTCCATATGTAGGCGCGGTAAATTCGTCTGCTCCTGGCGTCATAGTCTGTTGCACGACATATCCTGGATTGATGTAACCAGGCATTTGTCCTGGTACGGTAGTTGGATAATAGGCAAATGTATTTGAACCATCACCAAATCCAGCTAGTCCAGGCCCGACGCCACTTTTCAACGTGTAACTTCCGTTGTTGATAGCTTCCTGTAGTTGCTGTAGCGTCATTGCCATATCAAATCTCCATTACTTCTTTGCGCGGCCTTCCACGTTTCTTCAGCACTTCCGCTTTGGGGGCTTGCGGGACTTTGACGGCTTCATTGGCTTTTTCATGTTTAACCTCCTCATATCCTTCGTGCTTTCGCATACTTTCAATGTCGTTAGGATCACTGAAAGCCACGGTATTCCCACTTCGCTTACACCGGAATTCAACCACCCTGAACCACCGCAGCACTCAGAACGCCAGACCCCGAAGCCGACAGAAGCAGTCGAATGCACGCTACCGGGGCAGAGTAAGTAGCCTCGGATGAAGCAGTTTTAGCGCCTGCCGAGTTATCAAACCACAACGCAGGGTGCGAAGTCCGACCGTCTTGGTAGGAATGCTGTACTTTGTAGGTAGCGGTTCCGCTTACCAGAGTCACACCAATACCAATTGCAATCGGAGAGGTATCCAGATTCGGACGGATCGTGTTCGATACGGAATCAATGGCATGACCGACAGAAAGGGTTCCAGCTACCGATCCAGTATGCGTTACAGAACTGACCGTCTTGAAGTATTTGGTACAGGTTTTTGTACCTGCACTCGCCCCCACGATGGATTCGGTTTGCGCCCGCCCATCCGAGTCTGTTCCGGTAATCGTGAAGGTGATACCTGTATCGTTACCGCCCGATACAAGCGTGGGGAGATGAGCAGCGGCGAGGGTTGCTACACCACCGCTTGCCATCGTCCCGCCAATGACAATAGCACCAGCACCCGGAGATGCTGATGCGCTAATCGAATTGACAGCCGCCGCAGTCGTGGTCAGCAAGAGGGGGCCAAATGAGTTTACATCCATGTCTATTCTCCAAAGAGAACAGGGGCCGAAGCCCCTGCCTTCTTACCAAGCCGGACGACCGACCAAGATTTTGACTACTGCATTGGTGATCGCATCTGCCGCGAATTCGGCTACGTCTGCATGAACGATGAAATTCACCGTATTTGCAGCGCCGACTTCGGCGCGGATTACAGCACCATCACCACCAGCGTCAAACGAATCTACATTCAGACTCATTCCGATAACCATGTCGCCCAAAACAACCCCAGGAACCGTGAGGCTGATTGACATCGTATCGCCAATCGCTACGGCGTCTTGATCCGTGATCGTAGCGGTTACAGTCCACATTTCCGAGAACGCGCCGCCGAACTGTTTGTTACCTTGTTCAACGAGACTTACGGTTGCGCTATTTGCCATGATGAATCTCCTTTCAAGTTAAGTGGGGGAAGCCGAAGCCTCCCCCGGATTCATCAGGCCGGGACGACCAACGCAACGCCACTGTAGGTGCGGAGGTTCTTCACACCATACACAGTGTCAGACGTTACCAGAGTCGACAGGTACTCTTGCTTGTACTGGCTCTGGGTACGAATCGACTGTTGTTCAGCAAGGACGTTGGCTTCCTTGTGGAACAGCGAGCAGACGCGATACTTGGTAGCCGAGTGACCCGTGAAGTCATACGACAGACCAAAAGCGTCAGTACCAGTCGTTGCCGAAGCGGTGCTGGAGAACAGGGTGGCCGTCGCGTCGTCAGTGGCTTCGCAATGCAGCCACGGGCAGTTGGACGATGTGTAGATTTCCACGCCGTACAAGTTGCCCAGACGACCCGTGCGGATCGCATCGCCAGAACCGACAAACGCCTGTTCTGTGAAGCGCGGAATACCACGCAGAACCTTCGCCTCAACCGGAGGAATCACCAGATTCAGTTCGCTGGAATTCACATCGGAATCTTCCAGCAGTTGAATCGCGGTACGCAGACCCACATCGGTAATCGCCGTACCGTTGCC